GAACCGCAATTTGTTCCTACACTATAATTAGTGTTATGTATAACATTATATGTCTCTATCATTCTTTTTTTAGCTTGATGATTCTTTGCCCTTCCTGTTTTTAAATCTTTCCACATATCTAATACTTCATCTATTATTTCTTGCGGCAAGTCATCAGGCGTTTCTATCTCTGTTGTTTTCTGCCATTTTCTTTGCGGACATTCCATTGGCGCAAGTCTTGCTTTGATTTTCATAAAACATCCGCAATCCTTACAAGTTCCTGTTGGTTTAAAATAGTAAATACATTCTTTACATATTGCTATTCTATCCTTATACACTTCATTAGGAACAAAAAATCTATTCATCTGTGTCTCCAATCCGGGTGTCTAAAACCAAACTGCATAACAAAACTGTCGTTCTTTTTTGGGTCATACATCTTCATTTAATTTCTTTTTTAATATGTTTCTAACTTTGTCTATTGTTGTGAAAAGACTGTTCCTGCTTATCCTAGTCTTTTCTGCTAAACTGTCAAGAGTATTACCTTCATAGTAATATAGCTTGAATAATTCTCTGTCGTA